CTATCAGGAAAATATTTCCTTAGTCTTGAATTTACTTCATTATAATACTCATCACTATCTACTTCAATACCCTCTTGAGAAATATTGTTATGAATAGTAATTGCAGCATTAGTCATGACTTCATCAGTCCCAAACCATGAATTTTCCTCAGCCCACTTCTTAGCTTTTGGAGTAATTTGTGGCATAGAATCTGATGTTCCGCTGTTTGAGGTATCAGCCTGTACGTTTTTTTGTTGTTTATTTTCTTCCGCAAGTTTCTTTTTTTCTTCTCGATTTGCTATCTCTAATCTAGCTTTTTCTTTTTCTACAGCTAATTGAGTTAACTTATCATTTGCTTCCATCATTTTAGAAGCATCTTGTTTTTCGATAGCTTGTTGAAGAGCTACTTTGACCTGTTCTCTTTGAGCATCTACCCTAGCATCTAATTCTTTAAGATACTGTTCATCAGTTGTATTTAGCTTTCTAAGATTAGTGTCAAATTTCTTTTGCAAACCTTGTGCAAAATCAAGAGCTGCCTTTTCTCTTCTTTCAGCTTCTTTCTTTTGAAATACAAGTTTATCAATTCTTTTTTGATAATCTCTTCTTGATTCTTGAAGGTTTGGTTTTTCTTTTTCTGATTGAGGTTCAACTTTTTTTTCTTCAATAACTTCTTCTTTTACTTCTTCAGTTATCTCTATTTTTGGTTGTTCCTTTTTTTCATCAGAAGGTTTTTCGTGACCGGTATAACCCAAGTCAACTTCTCCAACATTTAAGTTGGGTTCTTTTTCTTTTTTTTCGTCCTCTTTTACTTCGACATTTTGTTCTTTAACATCATCAGTATCAAGTTCGACTTCTTTTTCTTTGGCTAATAATGCTTCTGCACTATAGTCTTTTACTTCTGCCATGTTTATCCTCCTTTAAAATAAATGGAGAATATCTTCTGGCTTTCCTATAGTTCCTATTATTTCATCATCATTGAGTATACGGTGTTCTCCGTATTTAGTTTGAAATCTTGATCCAGAGTATCTGCCATAAATAACAAATTCTCCTTCTTTACACCATGCACCATTCGGAAATTTTTCTGAGTCTTGATAACAAAGGTCTCCTAATTTAACAACTAAACCCACAACAGTAGTCATTTGAATTTTGTCTTGAGTTTCGTCTGCTAATAATAAGCCACCTTTTGTTTTTGCTTTGCCAGACCAAGGTCTAACAAGCATTCGATATCCGACTGGATTAGGTATGATTTCAAGATATTCTTTGATGCCTTTTGGATCTGTTGGAATTTGTGATTTGACCTCTTCTTCTTTTTTTTGGTCTTTACCAAAATCTGTAAGTTTAGGTTTAATCAGTTGTACCATCGTCATTCTCCTTATGCAGGTTTTTAATATCCTGAAGCAGCGTTTCTAATCCGCTGAGTCTGCCTCTAGCATACATTAATTGAGATTCGGTTTCAACCCCATAACATATATGCTCTTTTACACTATCAATTTGTTTCAATATTGTAGTTTTAATAGCTTCTATTGTATGAAAATCAAACATTAATTTCTCTTTAAAGATATTTTAGCTTTACCTTGTTTTAATAACATAAAACCAAATTCATTTACTATTATTTTTAAAACTGCATCCATATCATAATATCTATAATCATCATAAACAAATACACTACCTTTATGTGATCTTTCTCCAAAAAAAATAGATTCTTTTATAACATCTACACTTTTGTGAGGACCATCAAAATGCACTAAATCATATTTATTTATTATCTCTTTTTTTTCTCTGTAAATTGGTACACCATCAGGAAATCTTTTCATAAATTCATCATCTCCCATTTGAAAAAGAGTAAAATTTTTATAGTCCAAATCTTTAATTAATTCTTGTTTCATCTCATTTGTATAATTACTAGTATATGATTTTGGTATGTCATAATGTTGATAATTTAAGTTACCATATGGGTCTATACCTATATGCCAATGATTCTTTTCTTTTAAATTCATTAATATTAATTTTGATCCTAATCCTCGTCTAACACCAATCTCTGCAGTTAACAAATTATCTGAAGTCAAAGATTTACAGGCCTCAATTAATATTTCATATTCTTGACCATCTCCTTCTATCATAATTTAAAAGGTTGTAATGCTTTGATTTTTTCTTCTGCATCTACGATTTTTTGAAGTTGTTTATCTATTTCATCTAAGTGTTGAGGATGTTCGCCAATCCCTACTGAGTTTAAAAGATAGATTTTGATTGTAGCGTCTGCACTAGAAATTTCCGAATTATATTTATCTTCTAATGCTTGTATTAAAGCTAGTTTAAGATCCATGACGAATCTATATATAGAAACAAATTAAATTGCAATACTAAATATAGGGTGGATAAATATCTTTAATTTTACCTTCTGCCTTAAGTTTTTTAAGGTCTCCTAAATTCATTTTTGAATAATCAATTCTTCGTTGTATTTTTTCTTGTTCCTTAGTAAATACAAATTTATTTATTAACCTTTTAATAAATTGCCACATTATTTTTTACCATTCCTAAATATTTGAGTTCCCTTAATTCCATAAATACTCGCCACGACAAGAATCCACAAATTTGTAAACCATGACGGGAGCTGCGAGAACATCTCGAAAAACAATTTTACCTTATCCATCGCAGTTGGGTCGTCTGATACCACTGCCCAAGCCAAAATAGCCACGGGCAAACTTAGAATTATTAAAACCGCCTCATCTTTCCAGTCTGACTGTCGAGCTTCTAGAAGTTTTCCTTGGTATTGTTCTTCTCCCCGAGCCATACGATCAGCATGTAGAAGTTGAGCTTCTGACATTGCCATTTTAGTTTTTTGCTTGTTAGCATAAATTTTTGATCCTGCAGATACTGCAAGTTTAATAGCTGATAACCACATTATTTTTTATATCCTCCTCTTTTCATTTTTACTGGAGGCACTCTTGAATTAGGACCTTTCTTAGGTGGTGGACCATAACTTACGCCTCCAGATAAACCACCTACTTTATAAGCCACAAAATTAAAAAAATTATCTTTGGGACTTATTAAACTTTTATCAATTGGTTTTGTTGCTGCAATAGGTTGAATAGGTTGCACTCTTCGTGGCCCTTGGCCATCTTTATCCTTTGGACCTTTAGGACCAGTGGGGCCAGTGGTCAACATTTCTCCACCTAATACATCAATATCTCTTTGTTCTTTTAAATTTTTTGTATCATATAAACTTTTAGATAGTTTGTTAAAAGCTGTAGCACCCACTTGATAAGTAACAGGAGTAAATATTCCTAGCGGTCTAGTCCCAACGTATTTTGGTCCTTTTTTGACAGTTACTTTATTT